TGATTAGTTAAAAAAAATTAGAATCCTGAGAGTAGTGACTCAACATTAGGAGATGAAAAATGGCAACAAGAATAGGAAAATATAAAGTTTCAAAAAGAGATTCAGCTTTATCTTTATCGGATGGTGGCACTGTTGAAGGCGCTATAACTATAACTGGAGCTGTAACATTATCCGGCTTAGCAACTAGTGGTATTAATGCTAGTTCAAATCAATTATTTGTTACTAGTTCCGATTATATTAGTGGAAGTGCTGGAAGTGTTGCAAAAAATGTTGTAATGATTGGATAATATTAACAATAAATTATAGGAGGTTATATGGAAAAAATAGGTTCTCTCGAATTTTTTAATAATGTTAGTTTAAACTTAAATTTTAATTTTAATGACTTAATGGAAAGTTTTAAAAAAACTACACAAGGTGTTAAAGATGAATTTTTAGATGAAAATGATACATTAAAATTGAATATTGTTGATAATTATGTTAAAGAATATGTCAATAAAAAAATAAGAGAAAAATATGGTGAAAATTATTCTTTAGATCTTATGGATGATACAATGAATATCTCTTGGGATATAAAAGTTGAATCTATAAAACTCCACAAATATGAACATACAACATATAGTGAGGATTGGTGGGATCAAGAAGAATCTAAACCATTAAAATTGCCAAAATTAAAAAAAATATAATTTTAATTTAAACGACTCAAAAGGGTGGGATTTATTTCTCACCCTTTTTTGTTTTACATTAATATTTATATATGATGAATAATACACTCTACTTGGAGAAATAAATGCCAAAGTTTGATTTTTTATATACAGATCCAACGATATCTAATTTTACCACAAGTGCAACACCAACGCCTTATGGGATATATGATAATGATAATTCATTCATATCGGAATCAGTTCAAGTATCAAAATATGTTTCAAGAAAACTTGGACATCCTGTTATGCAATTAGAGTTTAATAGTGGTTCAATATGGGCTTGTTTTGAAGAAGCTGTTTCAGAATATTCACAACAAATAAATCACTATAATACAAAGAATTGGATGTGGGAACATTATGGTTCAACTGCTAGACAAAGTGGTTCTTCATTTGCTACAACTGGTTCTCACGAAGCAGAAGCTCCACATATGGGTTCAACATTCTTTTTATCAGAACAATATGGTGAAGCTGTAAATGTTGGTGGTGGTGTTACAATGCATACAGGTTCAATAACTATTACCGGTTCAAAGCAAGTTTACAATTTAGAAAGTGAATCAACTATAAATTCATCACATACTAATAATAGATTAGAAATACAAAGAATATTTAATTATGGTAAAGCTGCTATATCTAAATTTTACGATCCATTTGCTGGTTCATATGATAATTTAGAATTATTAGATGCGTTTGGTATGGGTAATGTATCGCCAGCAGTTTCATATATCCTAAGACCAATATCATATGATTTAGCTAGAGCTAATGCTATTGAAACAAATGATTTGGTTAGAAAATCCGCTTACTCATTTGAGTTAATAAATAATCAAGTTAGAATATTTCCAAGACCTACAAGTGATGATGATGGTAATAAAATATATTTTCAATATTATGTTAAAGGTGATAAACAAGATTTAACACGAACTTATACAAATTCAAGGGTATCGGATCCATCTAATATCCCATATAAGTTTATAACATATTCAGAAATAAACGCAGCTGGTCGTCAATGGATTAGAAAATTTACATTAGCCTTAGCAAAAGAACTACTTGGTATTATTAGAAGTAAATACGCTTCACTTCCACTTCCAAATGGTGAGGTTTCAATGGATGGTGAGAATTTAAAATCAGAGGGTAGGGAAGAAAAAGCAAATGCTTTAGAAGAGTTGAAAGAATTTTTAGAATCTGTATCATTATCAGAAGGTGCTAGAAAAGAACAAGAGGTAGCAGAAGCTCAACAACAGGTGTTGAATAAAGCACCATTACAAATATTTATAGGATAAATCAATGTCAGCAACTAAACCATTTTTTATACCACAGAAAGAAGTTAACCTTATTGACTCAATGAATGAGGAATTGATTGATGAGGTTTTAGGGCAATTCGTTGATATTTATAAAGTTGATGTAGAAAATACAGATGCTAATGTTTATGGGGAATCATCAACAAAATATTATAATGTTGGATTTAGAGTTAATTGTATGATAAATTACAATGAACCTGAAACCACCTATGAAGATGCTGGAGCTGATGTTAATTCATCAATTGATATGTTCTTTCAGAGAAATAATTTAGCAAGTGGTTCATTAGATTTCTTTCCTGAAGTTGGTGATATTGTGGATTGGAATCAACACTTTTGGGAAATTAATTCTGTAACAGAACCACAATTAATTGGTGGACATCAAGGGTTCAGACATAATGTTGCTGCTACGGCTCATAGATCAAGATTATCTAATTTACAAATAGAGGAAAGACCTAGATAATGGCAAAAAATTTAAAAAAAATGTTGGGGTATGCAGATAAGAAGAAATCAATTGATAGTAAATCAGGTTTAGATTTATTAAAAGAACACTTTGGTCATTCCACATCTACAATTGAAACTGAAACAGATAATAGAGAGAGAATGCATGAAATATTAACTGGTAGATTTAATCCCCCAAGTAAAAAAAAATCAGATAACAAAGAAAAAATTCACGAAGCATTAATTGGTAAATTAAATTCATCAAATAGTTTAGAAAACTTAAAATCTTTTAAATCTCAACACCAAGAACAATTAGATGAAAAACAAAGAATTATTGAAAATTTAGAAGCAGAAACTTCCGAATTAGCAAATGAAGTGTTAACCTTAGAAAAAGAAAAAGCTGAAATTTTAGAAGAATTGAATAAATCTAAATGGATGGAAAATAATGTTGCTTTAACAACAAAAAAAATGTATGAAGATAAAATTAAAAAAATTGTCAATGAATTTGAATCAAACCATATAAATGGTTCAAAGATAATTCCTCTATTAACAGCCGTTTCAAGAAAAAGGCAAGGTAATAAAAAATTAAATTGGGGTGATTGGTTAAAAATACCAGAAAATAGGTATTTACAACAAATAGATGAAAATATAGCTAAAAAAATATTTGAAGATACTAATGATTTAATAGATAGAAATGTAAATTATATAAACAAAAAAAGAAGAAACTATGGTGGTGATGTACCTGCTGTTGAAAATTATAATATAAAATTTGGTGGTGCTGAAGGAAATAGAGCTTTTGTACAAACTAGCTTTTTACCTGAACAGGGTGCTGAGGCTGGTGTTAACCTTAGATTAGGATTTACGGTTTCTTATTGGGTTAGACCAGATGAGGTAGGATCTACTATGTTTGCACTCGGTAGAAAACATAATAATAATCAACGATTTACATTTGGTATTAACACAGACAAAGCAATATTTGTTGGTGTTGGTAATCAAAGGATACGGACTACTTGGGTTAATATGGGAGTTAATACTAATTCAAACCTTTCTCACTTACTTAATGATGATAATTCATTAAAAACAGGAAATTGGATTAATTTTGTAATAACATATGCTAACCGTACAGAGGAAGAGAAAGAGGCAGGTGATAATGCAGAACTCAAAGTATATATGAATGGTGAACTTGTTAGGACGGTTAATACAGACTGGAGTGCAGGAGGTGGTGGAACGAGTGGTTTAATGTTAGGAGCTCGTAATTTAACTGGAGATTTTAACAATGGATGGGCTTGTGGACTTGATGAAGTAGCTATTTATGATACAGGCAAAGGTACAAGTTTTGCACAAGAAGTGTATAATGGTGGAACTGGGTATGACCATACAGGTGCTAGTGGTCTTGTAGCATATTGGAAAATGAATGAAGGTAGTGGAAACACTGTTATTGACCATTCAGGTAATGGTTATAATGGAACACTTGAAACTGATGGTACAGGACTTCCAACTTGGGAAGAAATTAAAGGATATTAATAATGGGTGTACAATTAATTACAGATAGAGTGGTTAAAAAGTATGATACCAATCATCCTAATTATAAACCTGAACCTGAACCGACAAAAGAAGTGAATGGTAATGTTGTCGAAAATGAGGATATTTATAATGAGAGAGTATATCATGTTCCATCAGAACCAAATGGAAATCTAAAGATGGAAGAAATGATGTCAAAGATGATGGGGAAATTGGATAATTTAAATGGAACACAATCTCAAACTGGAACAGAAGCAGTTGAAGTAGATATTCAAAGAGAGATAGCTATATCAATGGTTGACCAAAATGCTGTCAAATCAGAAGTAACTCGTGGTAGAGTTAAAACTAAAAAAGATAAGTTAAGACAATTAAGAAAAAGAAGATGATTAAACTTAAAGATTTATTAAATGAAATAGCTTGGAAAGATAGCACATTAATGTTGTCGGCCCAAAGGAAAATACCAATATCAGCACCAATAATGAAAAAAGTTATCGGTGATATTGATGTGAGTTCATTTCATATAACAGATATAAAAAATGTTGGTAAACTTAAATCATTAGTTGGGAAGAAAAAATCAATATCAACCTTTAATGCATATGGGGCAGAAGCTAGTGAATTAAAACATGGTATTGGAATACAAACAAAAGGTGGTATATTGGTTTCAGTTGAAGGTAAATTACTGGCATCAAGTGTATCAGATATTATGTCACAACCAGATGAAGCAGGTAGAAGATGGGTAGCTGATTATACATTTGGTAAAATGTTTGGTAATACTTTAGATTCAGGTGCGATAGAAAGTGAGTTAGGTAAAAATAAAATATGGAAAGAAAAATATTCTAATTTATCAATAGAACAAATTAAATCATTAACCAATAAGGAAAAAGCAGAATATATTAAAATTTATATAGATACATTGACAAAAATGATGATTAAGAATAAAGATATAATTAAGAAAGTATTTGAATTATCAATATTACGGAGTGATGTTTATTGGAATGAAATAATATTATCTCAGATAAAAGTAAAAGACGCTTTAATTTTTTCAGATTCAGTACCAATGAAATTTGTTTGGGATAAACATCCAGAACACGATACGATTGATACATATGGAATTAAGTTTTTGAGTAAAAAACAAATAATGGGTATAGTAAAAAAGGCAACAACAGGTAAAGTGATTTGGGGTACAATAACTGATATGACTAAATTTATAAAGAAAAGAGGTGGTAATCCACATGAACCTAAAATTAAGATTGGGATAGTAAAATGATTAAACTAAAAGATTTATTAACAGAGGAAATAAGTGCTACAGAAGTTAACAAACTTGAAAAGATGTCCACACCTAAAATGATGGAAATCACATATATGGGTATGACAGGATATGTTGATAAATCTAAATATAAAGTCGTCAATGATAAAAGGTCCGGTCAATATAGAATATTACAATTAAAAGATTTAAAACCTAAAACTGGAACATTTAATAATTATGAATTTGTTATTGATGAAAGAAAACTTAAAGTTGAATTGAGAGCTAGTATGGGATATGCTAAAAGTAAAATAGCAAAAAAAATTATGAAGGTAAAAGTTAAGTAGGAGAGTATAATTGGCAGTTGATAGAATAACAAATAAACAAGTTGTTAATAAATCTACAATAGATAGAAGTAGTCAAGTATCTCAAAGGGGAACTACAGGTAGAGGTAATACTGCTGAGTCCTATACACCGGGTTTAAACTTTGATAAAAATTATTCTATTACTTTAAAGGATGTGGATACATCTATAATTACGCATGTTAAAAATGTTATCAAACCAACCATTAGGGAAGCTAATGAACAAATAAAAGTTCCAATACTTTACGGTAATGAGGAACGGTGGTTTAATGTTAGAAAAAGAGGAGTTTTACGAGATAAAAACAATTCACTAATCTTACCAGTTGTAGTTTTAAAAAGAACATCAGTTGATAAAAATGAAACATTATCACAAGGATTTGAACATGATGTGAAAAGAAAATATTCAGATTTTACAAGACAAACTCAATGGAGTAAAGAAAATCGTTATGATAGATTTTCAGTATTAACAGGTAGAACACCAGCTCATATAAATGTGGTTACATCAATGCCAAACTTTGTAAATATCACATATGAGTTTGTATTATTAACAGCATTTATTGAACAAATGAACACGATAGTTGAAGAATTTGTTGAGTTTAGTAATACTTATTGGGGAGATAGTGAAGAGTATAAGTTCTTATGTACAGTGGATTCAATATCAGATGCTTCAGAAGTAAATGCTGGAGAGGAAAGGATAATTAAATCTACATTTTCTGTTAACACAAGTGCTTATCTATTACCAGAATATACAAATTCTGTAATTACAAATAAAATTTCACAAATACAAAAAAGGCTGAAACCAACCGAAGTAATATTCGGTTTTGAGGGTGATGCAACAGATGAACAAATAGGTTAATAAACAATAGGAGGTTATAATGGCTGATGAAACTAAATTTTCTAAAGAGGAAATGAAAGAGTTAAATAAAATACAAGAAATTTATGTTCAAACGCAAAATGGTTTTGGGCAAATTTCGATAGCTAGGTTGAGATTAGAAGCTCAATTAAATGAATATGATGTTGCTGAAAATAAATTAAAACAAATGTTTTTAGATAATCAAGAAAAAGAAAAAAAGTTTATAAGTAAAGTTACTGATAAATATGGTGAAATAACTTTAGATCCAAATACAGGAAATTTTACCCCAAATGAATAAATATTGATGGTTTGGAGTTTTTGATACATATTTATATATGAAATTATATATCTGTACAGATATGATTTTAATCGATTAAAATAAATTAAATAGGAGAAACCAAATGGCAGAAAAAATTATATCTCCAGGTGTTTTTACTAATGAGATAGACCAGTCATTTTTACCTTCCGCAGTAGCTGACATAGGGGCAGCTTTGATAGGACCAACTTTAAAAGGACCGGCTTTAATTCCAACAGTTGTAACATCATATTCAGACTTTCAAAATAAATTTGGTGATGTGGTAAAAAGTGGTTCAAACTCATATCAATTTTTAACCTCACATGCGGCTGAACAATATTTAAGACATTCAAATACTTTAACTGTTGTTCGTATTATGGATGGCGCTTTTGGAGCAGCTGAGGCTATTATTTCTTGTTCAGGCATACCTGTTAATGAAAATACACTCCATCCAGGTTCAGCAATATCAACTTCATCAATTGAATTGGAAACTTTAGCTGATGGAACTATAATGAATAACGAAACGGCAGGTGAAAAAACTAATAATATTTTAACTGCAGGTTCAAAAGCTAATATAAGATATGAAATTTCAAATAGAAATTTTACTAAAGGAACTTTCACATTAGCAATTAGGGCTGGTAATGATAATCAAAAAAGAAAACAAACACTTGAAACATTTACAAATCTCACATTAGATCCTAATTCTCCTCAATTTATTAGTAAAGTAATTGGAGACCAAACTTTTAGATTAGCTACAGATTCTGCAGGTGAACCTTATTTACAATTGACAGGATCTTATCCTAATAAGTCAAGATTTGTTAGAGTTCGTTCAACACAAACAACTTTAGATTATTTAGATGAAAATGGTAATGTTAGAGATGTTACCATAACTTCTTCATTACCCGCTGAGGGTAGTGGTTCAATGAATGGTGGTTTCAAAAATGGAGCTGATGGGCTTACTGGATTTAACGCATTAGGAACTCAAGGTGGATCAGTAACTGCAGCAGTTACCTTTTATGATGCTATAGGTGCAACAACACAAGGATTTACATTAAGTAGTGGTGCAGATGGAACAAACGCTTATACTAACGCATTAAATTTATTGAAAAATCAAGATGAATTTGATATTAATTTGATATTAGCTCCTGGTATTATCGCTAACACACATACAGCTATAGCTAGTAAAATTATTGATGTTTGTGAAGATAGAGGTGATTGTTTCGCTGTATTAGATCCTGTACCATTTGGTAGTCAAGTAAGTGTAGCTACAACTCAAGCAGAAACAAGAGATTCTAATTTTGCAGCTATGTATTGGCCGTGGATTAAAATACCAGATTCACAAATAGTTGGAACTCAAAGGTGGGTGCCACCATCTGTTGCTATTGGTGGAATATATGCTTTTAATGATAAAGTAGCTCACCCCTGGTTCGCACCAGCTGGATTGAATCGTGGTGGAATTGATATCGCAACTCAAGCTGAAAGGAAATTAACTCAAAATGATAGAGATACATTATATGATTCAAATGTTAATCCAATCGCTACATTCCCTGGACAAGGGGTAACGGTGTTTGGACAAAAAACATTACAGAAAAAAGCATCGGCTTTAGATAGAATCAATGTAAGAAGATTACTTATTAGAGTTAAGAAGTTTATCGCTTCAAGTTCGAGATTCTTGTTATTTGAACAAAATAATTCAAGAACAAGAAGTAGATTCTTAAACATCGTTAATCCATTCTTAGAACAAGTTCAATCACAAAGTGGTTTAACTGCTTTCAGAGTGGTGATGGATGGAACAAACAATACACCTGATGTGATAGATAGAAATCAATTAGTTGGACAATTATTCTTACAACCCACAAGAACTGCGGAGTTTATAGTATTAGATTTCACTGTTCAACCTACAGGAGCTACATTTCCTGAGTAATTAGGGTATAAGAAAATAAAATAGAGCAGAAAACCATCATTTATTTGATGGTTTTTTGTGTTTGTAGATATTTATATATGAAAATATGTAACCAAAAATTTGGGAGAAATTAAATGGCAGAGTTAATTGATGCTAATGATATAATGTTTACACCTTTTGAACCGAAACTAAAGAATCGGTTTATAATGGAAATAGAGGGTATTCCAGCTTATTTAATAAAAACAATGAATAGACCAGCTATTGAGTTTGAAGAAGTAACATTAGAACATATGAATGTTACACGATATGTTAAAGGTAAAGGTAGATGGCAAACTTTAGATATTACATTATACGACCCAATTGTTCCAAGTGGTGCACAAGCAGTTATTGAGTGGATAAGATTATCTCATGAATCTGTTACTGGTAGAGATGGTTACTCAGATTTTTATAAAAAAGATGTTACTTTTAATGTTTTAGGACCTGTAGGTGATAAAGTAGAAGAGTGGACACTTAAAGGTC